GCAGGGTTTCGGGCACGGTGTCGGCGGATTCACCGAAGGCGATCAACTTTCGGCCGGCATCCGCCAACTCGGGAAACTCGAAGGGCGTTTCGGCACCGAGCTTGCGGAGTCTGGCTAGCGTCTCTTCGGCCTTTGCAGCATCGCCAATCAGGGTGGTGAAAGCCACTTTCGTCTGCTCGAAGTCGGCGGCGGAATTGACCGCCTTCACCCCGATCCCCATTGCCGCCGCGCCCCCCGCCAGAGTCGCACCGATGCCTGCTTTGAGCGCAATCCCGGTGACCGCGAAGCCTTTGCTGAGTGCCGCCGACCCGCCCTTGCCGAGTCCGGCCAGCCCAGCGCTGGTCATTTTCCCCATGCGGCGGGCTGACGCGCTAACAAGTTCTGTGGCCCCGGCCATCGCACGCTTCAAGGCGGTGATGTCGGCTCCAAGGGTGACTGTGAGGGCGCTCATGCGCCGGGGGTGGAGTCAACTATCTGTAGAACGTCAAAGAGCACGCAACCCTATCAGCGGGGGCGAGCGTCGATCACGGGGTTGAGGTTCAAACTACGGAAGATCATGTAAACAGAGCGGCTGATAGGGGTTGCTGTGTCTCGACTTGTTAGCGCTTCTTGATTTTAAGTAATCGCTCCCGCTTCTGGACTTCTTCTGGCGTCGTTCTAGTCCCCGCTCCAACGTCGCCCTCTTCGATTCCGTTCCGCCAAGTGAGTAGTTGGATTATACGCTGACGGGTGATCTTCTCCAGTTCGATAGAAATACACATTCTCTCGGCTGTTCCCATCCGTTCGCCTGTCTCGATCTCTGGCCATATTGCTCGAATCTGCGCATCTCGAAAAGCTATCCATGCTCTCTGCGACCGGCGAAGAAACTCAATGCTCTCCTTGTTGTCACCATAGATGGCGATGATCTCGTCGTAAACTTGCTGGTGCAACTTCTCCGTCGCGGTGTAGTCAGCAACTGCTTCCAATGTCATCTCTGTCTGACTTGGAACTCTCGCATCCCTGAACGGGTCATATGAAACCCACTTGGTTTGAGGCTGGTGGTCTGCCTGCTCCCTAAGTGCGGCGATGGTCTTCGAGCTGACCGCAAAATTAAGATTCTGGCCGTCTCGCTGATACATGGTGGCGATGCCAATTACATTCCCGTCGGAATCAAATACCGGACTACCGCTCGATCCCTTGGAAATTGGAGCTGTGAACTGCACATACTCCGCAACTTCCGTCTTACGGAAACTTGAAACAACGCCAGTTGAAAGCGAAAACTCTAATCCCTGAGGATTCCCCAAAACTGCAACGGCTGATCCCTTCTCAATCGGCTTGGCCATCGCCAGCATCAAATGCTCCGACTTCTTGAGTCCAGTTTGGACAAAAGCTAAATCCGCATCGGGGTAAACGGCCTTGATCGAAATCACGGAAGTTACAGAGCCATTAGAAAGCTGCACTACAGCACTCGTCGCCCCTTTAATTACGTGAGCGTTCGTCACCAGGAGGCCATCGCCAGATATAAAGAAACCCGTTCCCAACCCTTCCAGCTTGTCTGAGTTCAAGGTTCGAATCAGCACTGTTGCGGGTTCGACCTTTGCGAGAGCCTTTGTGAACTGTTGGGCGTGTGCCACAGAAACGGCTAAGGCAACGAGCGCGCAAATTTGAAAAAGTGTTGTCATTGATTTTCTTACGCTAACAGTGTAGTTAGTCCATGAAATAACACGCGCATAATGCGTGCGCGCCCGCGCGCACGGGAGTTATGGCGCTCATTCTCCAGCCGCTCGTTTTCATGGACATTGAGTCTCGCGGCCCTTGAATCGACCGTCAAGCAGGATTCCGCGGCCCTGTCCGGCCTGCGCGTTGAAGCCTCTCCTGCCGTGCGTTGCGGTTAGGACTCTGCCGACACAGCCCACCTCATGCGCAACGTCTCAAGCTGCTCCCGCAGGTTGGTCCCTCCCTCCCCGGATGCGCTCCAGGTCGTCCTCACCCCATTCCGCCGTAACAGACAGTGTTGATACTGAGCGAGTCGCGCCAACGACATGAAGAGGATACGCTCCTCTGGCCAGCCGGTTTCGGCGGCGACGGCGAACACCTGGGCGGCTATGAAACCGGGTTCGTCGCAGGGAGGGGCTTTTTTCCAGCGGGGTCCCCCATGGTTTCGACCTGCGCGGCCTCCAATTCGCGGCTCTGTTCTTCGAGGCGCTTGAAGGCGGTCTGGAAATCGGCCGGTGTTAGGCCGCCGCAGAAGATCAGGGCGGACTCACGGAACCGCTGGTCGTCGAAGGACGCCCGCACCACATCCGGCCACGGGGCGCAGTGGGTGAAGACAAACCCCATGATGGCCGACGTGAACTCAGGCGTGCCGTCCGTGGGCATTTCGCCTTTGACCAGTGGGTTGCCAGTTCTGAGAAGCACGTCGTAGCTGGCCAGCGAGAGCGGGCGCATGGCGTGGTTGCCGACGACGGTCTCCACGTCATGGAAGGCGGTGGATAGAAGTTTCTGGCGGTCGGTGTCGTTCATGGGATTAGAGGTAGCGGAGGAACAGGTCTTCGGTCTGGGGCGTGGCATTGAGCGGCAGGAAGGCGAATTTCCCGCGACGACTGATGCAGGCGAGCGGCACGTCCTGTTTGATCTTGGTCACCAGCGATTCCCGGTTCACGAGCGCGGCCTTGATGTAGGCGAACGGATGCTCGGGATTGGCGATGTGCCAGGAATTGTCCGACCATGCAGTGATGAGTTCGCCGGTCTTGTATTTCCCGCACGGGCTCTGCGGCTCGAAAAACCATATCACCCGCTCGCCGCGGATGCCGTCGCCGACCACGCGGACGAGGGGTTTTTCGGCTAACGGGATACCGACAGCGGAAAGGGCGGCGGCGAGGGCCGTGTTGCTGGTAGCGGTGGATGACAGGTGGGTGATGGCGTTCATTTCTTGATCTCGGTGTGGTTTGATGGATTGTTACGGACCGGTGGCCACGAAGGGATAGTGGGTGGCGGTGATGTCGATCTTCTCGAAGTCCTCGTTGTTGAGGCTGCGGCTGATCTGCTGGATGATGGTAGTGCCGCCGGTGGGCGTGAGGTGGGCCGGGATCGCATTGGCCAGGACGAGGACCGTGCCGATCTTGCCGCTGAACGGAGCGGTTTTGGCGACCAATCCTGAAATCTTCACCTCGACCTTCGATTGATAGAGCGCGAGACCCTGGATCTCCCCGCTCTTGTCGAGGACCGGTTTTTCCTGCTGGGAAAAGTCGTATGCCGTGTCGGAGATGATCAAGCCCGATTGATCGTTCGGGATGCCCCAGTTGCCGGTGGTGCCAAGGAATGTCGCGGCCATTTGACCGGGGCTCCGTGTCAACCGGGTCAGATGGCCGACACGACCGCCTCGTAGCTCAGCACCGATTCACGGCCCCGCGCCTCGTCCGGACTGGTCACGCTTTCGCGGTCTAGCAGGTCGTGCAGAACGAAGGTTTCCGAATCCAGCGCGGACTGGATCGCCGCCTTTCCGCCGAGTAATGCAACCAACTTCCCAGCCCACTCCGCGTGGGTTTCGGCGGGCGTGTCGTCCACCTGGGAGAACAAATGCACGTCGAGTTTCACGCGGGCGGTGTGCGGCATGGCCGGGATCGGTTTGGATTCAGCGGTGTTGAGAACCACACACGGTCGCGTGCGGATTTCATCGCGGCGGGCGACATGGACCGGCATGGCCGCAGTATTGGGGAATTCATCCGGCCTGTTGGTGTCGATCCATTCGGCCAGGAGCGAGGTGAGGCGATCTTCGATTAGGTTGGGCATCTTGCCGGTGCATGCGCGTCAACCGGTTCGCCGCATGGCCCGGTTCGCCTTGTCATTGATTACCCTCAGTGAAGTGGCCAACGCCTTGCGCAGACGCCCTGCCGCTACCTGGAGCGCGAGTTCGATGCCGGTGTATGTCGTGACCTGTTCGATGTAGTCGAGATTGTTGACGAGCGTGACAGCGGGCTTGTCGCCGGTTTTCACGGTGGCCGTTCCCGGTGCCTGTTTGTGACGGGTCGCCCATTGCACGGCACCCCGGACCCGCCCGCCGATGGCCTTGGCCGCGTTGATCCACGAACCTTTGGCAAACCCCACGCGCTTCTGGATTTTGGCGATATAGGTGTTGAGAGCCTTCGGACTGGTGACGATCTGGACCGGCGTCCTGCGCTTCACGTTGGCGTTCTTCCCCGTCCGGCTTTGCTGGTGGAGTTTCGGATCGAGTCGGCCGATCGACAGATCCTTCCACGGTGAATTCGATGACTGGAGCGTCTTTTCCGCCCGGGAGAATCGCCGGTTCTGCATGTTGGCCCAGAATCTATCAGCGGCGGCGGGATCGGCGGGTTTGGTTTTCTCGAACGCATCGGAGGGCAAGGCGAACACCTTGATGATGTCGCCGGCCACAGCCTTTTCGCCGCGTTGCTTCGCCTTCTCCGAAAACCCGAACGGGCGCGTGTTGCGGGCCAGTTCCACGGCCAGTCCGCGGGCTTCCTGCTTCACCAGTGACTCCAGCGTGCGACCGACCTTTTCAGGGTAGCGGTGGAGCAGGCGTGCCACGTCGCTGCCGCCCTTGAGTTTTGCGGTGAACTTGATGCCATCACTCATCGGTTGTGGATAGGCCGAGTGTTAGAAGAGGGGAACGTGGGTGACCGGATACCTGCGAGATGCGGTAGTCCGTGCCGTCCACCTCGATACGCTCACCAAACTTCGGGAGTGTATCTGGAAATGCCGCCTTGGGCACCCGCAGGCTGAGGTCGGGCGATTCCACGAATCCGCCGATGTCGATCTGTTGTTTGATGTCCACCTTGCTGACGAGAACAATAAGGTCGATGCCCTGCCACCGCGCTTTCACCCCGTGTTCGTCGAGAAGCTGGCGCAGGTCTGATAGAATTTCCGATTCAAGGCCCATGCCGGTGTGGTGTTGTCAAAATGAAGCACCCCCTCCGGTTTCCCGGAGAGGGTGCCCACGAACCCCGTTAGACCATACCGGGAAAATCAGGAATACTCACCCGCCACCAGGTTGATGCGGCAGGCGGCGGTGCCGTCGAGTTCGATGAGGGCGGGCCCCTCGTTCGCGGCGAAGACCGTGGGAGCGTTGACCTCCTTGGTGGCGGCCCCGACCGGCACCTGGCCGCGGGCGATCATCAGCGAGACCGTGTCGCCGGGGGCGAGCGCGAGGCCGAGGTTGGCGTTCAGGGTGATCGTGCCTGCAACGGCATCGACCGAGGCAACCACTCCGCGCACGCCGGTTCCGGTGGCATTGGAAAACAGGACCACCACATCGTTCGCAGTGGCACCCAGGTATGGCGGCGCATTGATGACGGTCTGGTTGGCCGCGCTGGTGGCCGTCACGGTTGTTGCCCGCGACTGCGAGCGGAAGGTCAGGAATGAGGCCGCCTTGTCGGAGGTGGCGCTCGCATACTGGACACGGACACGGTCGAGCCCGCTGGCGGGGACGACCACATGGCTGAGGGTGGTGCCGGCGTTGCCGGTGAAGCTGAAGGGAATCATGGTGATGTTCTGCTAGGTGTTGGGTTGGATGGCTCAGGGTTTGACGAGGCGCTTGAGGGCGTCGTTCTTGCCCACGGTGAAGCCGTAGAGGCACTCGATGGTGACGAACACCTTGTTGGCGCGGGTGTCGGTGAAGCGCAGGTAGCCGAAGGTCATGCCGGTCTGCGGGTCGGTGACGGCACCGGCCTGCTGGTATTCGGCGACCGGCTGGAGGTAGCGCATGGCCACCGCAACCGCGCTCGGATGGACCGCGAAGCCGACGAGCTTTTCCGCATGGTCGGACGGGATGACCACCGTTTCGTGAAGGTCGAATCCGGCGAGCCGCTTGATGAGACCTTCGGTGACGCCGGGGGCGCTGAGATTCAGGTTGAAGCTCTTGGCCACCACGTCGTCTGCAAGCAGGTTGGTGTAGTAACCGGCGTCGAGCACGAGCGAGCGCGGCGCGGCGGGCATCTTCGCTTCCCCGCACTTCTCGCGGGCTTCAAGGACCTTCTTGTAATTGAAGTTGGTCGCGGCAACGGTCGGGAGCGGAGCACCATAGTTGGCCAGGGTGATGACCGACATGATGTCGAGCAGCACGTCCTGGGCGAGTTGCTGGGCCGCGCCCGCCACCAGCGTGTCGAGCAGGTCCATGGCCGTCTCGGACGCCTCGCGGGCGGTGACGTGGACCGTCTTGAACTTGTGGCGGTTGAGCGTGACGGGAATCGTGGTGACAGTGGAATCCGCGTTGGCGGTGTAGTCACCGGCGAAGTCGCTTGAACCGGACGGGGCACCGATCAATGGAACACGCACGGTGTCGCCCTTGTCGGAGGCCTGCGGGCCGAAGTTGGTGGAGAACGACGTGACGGGCATCAGGTTCGCGGTGAAGGGCATGAGCGCCTTCTGGGCGACCTTAATGTCTTTGACGTTGGTGAGTGTGTTGGACATGGCGGGGTGTTAGGCTTGGTGTTTGAGAATGAGGGCTTGTTGTTCCGGAGTGAGTTTGCGCCAGAAGACGGTTTGCGCGGTCGGGTCGGTGATGGCGGCGAATTGCGCGTGGAGATCGGCGGCCTGGGTGGCA